AAAACGCACGTCAACGAACTCTTGGAACATATCGTAAGCCCGTTCTGCCCTTTTCGGATCTGGATCTGACGGGTTAGGGCCGACGACACTGCTATAAAATGGGCTCAAAATATCCGGCCCCGCAGCCCCGCCTAATGTCTGGGCTTGCCCTGCAAGATTACGTTGGGGCGGCAATGTCGAACTCCACCCAGGTATTTGAGCCCGTATCTGATCTACTTTTGTGCGCGCGGCTCTCACAGTTGGATCAATCAACCTCTCTCCTTGCGACACAACTCGCGGCACCAGTGATGCCACAAAGCTATCCAGCGTACGGCCAGCATATCTAGTTGGATCGTTAAGGGTCGATACTAAATTGCTAAAACCAGACATAAAGGTTTTGTCTGTTACTTGATGGGCAAAAGCCGCTGCCACAGACGCAACGATCATGTCGGCATCATCATCATTTATCACACCGCTGCTAATGGCTTCAGCCGCATCCGCGCCTAGCATCATAATTGAGGTAAACGGCTCAACACCCATGTAACTCACATATTGATTGCCAACTTTTATGCTGTAGGGTTGCCACCCCGTTTCTTTCAAGGCAGCTCGTACACCTGGATCAGCTGGGCCACTACCCGTTATTAAATTTTCAGCTGTCAAGTACGCCATCATTGCAGCTGTGGCGTTGCCCATAATTAGACGGGCCATAGCCATATCACCCGCCGCCTTGTCTGCCATAGATGCGCCAGGTAATTTTGCACGGTCAATAGCGCGCTTCCCCTCACCATAAAAAGCACCTATTGGGCCTCTATCTAAAAACGCATATTTAAAGGCGTTATACGGTGTTTTCAAAAACGGGATAAAATACCGTATAGCCGGTATGTCGCGCACACCTTTAAGGGTCTTGCCGGCTCTATCCAGATCCGTTTGCAGTGTGACATATTTTGCGTGAGCGTCAGCCTGTTGCAACGCAGACTCAGGCGGGTCAAAAACAAACTCAGCAATGTGCGTTGACAGGGCGTCGCCGCGCTTGCCCTTGCTAATCCCAGAGCGATACCCCTCTTGGTATAGGCTCATGCGGTGCGCCACCACTTTGAAAAACGTGTCCTCAAACTCAAGCGCTCTGGTCGGTATCCGACCCAAAGTCATAACATTGCCTAAAATGTCTATCGCTGTGCCAAAGTTTTGCGCTTGCATACCTTCAGCTGAAAAGGCTTGAGCGTGGCGACGACCAGCCACACCCTCTATCTTTGAGCCAGGCATCACGCGCTCGCCGGTTCTAAATGCTTTGCCAGCTGCGCCAAATGCCTCACGCAGTGCCATCATCGCGCCGAACATCATGGCGTTTGCCTCGCCGTAATACACACCGCCTTTACCGCCACGGGCGCGTCTTAAAGCGCCAACTGTTGCTGCCCCATATGTTTCTGGTATGTGTGCAAATGTAGTTAGGAAAGCACCTATGATATTTTTCATGTGCGTTACAGGATTAGACAATAAAATGTTAATCCATGATTCGTAAAACGCATCAGTAAATTTTTTATATTTGCTGCCCGCTCTTGTAATCGCCGCCTTAGCCGCCAGGTTATCGCCCTGCTGGTTGTATGCCTTGGCCATATCGCGCACGTCTTCAATGCCGCCAAAATCTTCTAATAATGTAGTGAGGTCTTTCGGCTTCATACCCTCAGCCGCTTGACCGCCTCTGGCTGGTACGCGGAATGAGCTAAGCGCTCTAGCGATCTCTGTCTGAGCGCCTTTTATTTGCGCCTGTAACTGCGCAACCAACTCAAGCTGCGCCCGGAACTGCAAGGCATCAGTGTCGTTGCCTGTCTCTGCTGCTTTGGCCAAAGCATCTAGCTTTTGCATTTCTCGCACAAGTAAATCACGCGATGCCAGCATCGTTTCTGCCAGCCCTGCGCCACCCGCTTGATTAACAATAACCCCGCCACGATGCCGGCCAAGAATTGTTTTGGCCAGTTTCCGTTCATCAGTGCCAAGTATGTCGGCCATCTGACGTGTGACTTCTAGGGTTATTTCGCCTCTTTTTGCCTCATCAATTTGCCCAGCATATGTTTTGCTGATGGCCTGTATGCCCGACAAAACGCCCTGTTCATCAGGTATTTTGGCATCGCCGGCAGAGCCAACGGCTCTAAAATCATCAAGCAACCCCTTGTCTGATATTTCAGCCGGTGTCTGCAAGTCCTGCATGACGGCCTCTGATGATTTACCATCAGCTCTGATAATTGACCCACGCTGATACGCTTGATAGTTTTCCTGCTGCGCTTGATCAAACCCAGCACCAAAGCCCTCATCATCAACATCAGCCGCCGGTTGTTCAAGCGCTGGCTCCGGGCTTTGATCATCAAGCCTACCAGTAAGATTGTTGACCTTGCCTGACTCAGCTTGCAGGTCTTCTATCTTTTGTTGTGCCTTGTTAAAGGTGTTATCTGTCGGGGATAGTATTTTGCCCACACCCTCAGCAACTTTGCTAGCGCCTTTAGAAACAAACCTGCTTATGGGGCCGGTACTAGCCAGCTGTAGCAGATCGGTGTCAGGCTCAACCATAGGGTCAAGCACGTCAATCTCGCTGGGCGGCAGCGCGTCCAGATCCAGCTGGCTTGCATCAGTCTCTAGGACATCTTGCCCTCTGAGTGGTTGACGCAGACCGCCGGTCGCTACCGCGTCTTGCGCTAACGTGTTTGCTATATTTGAATTTACTGGCATGATCTCACACAAAAGGGCGCCCGACAGGACGCCCACTTTATTTATATTTACTACATTTCTGAGGCGTTGGCTACACTCTCAAGCGCATCAGATGCGCCTACTTCTCCACCTCGGAACTCTTGGTTGAGTTCTGTGTTTCTGGTGAATCCATATCGCTCTGAGAAATCGGTGTCGATTTCATCGATGCGGGTTTGGAGCCTTGAGAGGATAGAACGAACTTTCCGCTGTAAATCGGATCGTCCTTCTCCGCGTATGTCATTGAGGTAATCTTCGCCATTTTTGTTCACGCTCCAATCGTTGCCAGCGTACCCATTCTGACTGTTGAATAGCTTGACTTCAACTCCAATATCGTCATCAAGATCAAGGGTTTCAATAGCACTTTGCACAAGCTTTGTAAATTCTTTGTTAGTCTTTAATTGATCAGCAGACAACCATGTGTCTGGCATTGACGGTGTGCCGTCATCATTCAACTTTGCAAAATCAAAATTAATTATACGCACACCATCGCGTGTTGCGATTGGGTTGTATTCTCCATGACCAGATAATTGGGACAATATCTGCGCCAATCTTTCTGTTTCGCCTTCTGAAAATTTTCTGCCAATGCGTAATTCGACACCATTAGCATCTGCTTTCTTAGGATTGTAGAATGGTCGGTGAAACCCAACACCGTCCTGTTTCATAGCAACACCACGGATTGCGGCATACGCTTCCATAAGCTCTAGTGCAGCTGGCTCAACAGACCCATATTTAGGGCCGCCATATTCCCTTGGAATGGCAAGCTCAGTCTGTGTGCCAGGACTAACCTTGCCCTCAAAATATCCAGGCGCCTCAAAATCACCGGGCGTTGGTATGCCAAGTTCTTTGGCGACAAAGTCGTTGCCGTTTTCATCAAGAAACGCTTTTGACACTGCAACGTGATATTCTTGTTGCACTTCATATGGGGCATCAAACATTTCCGGCATATGGTTGCCGGTGCGCCCTGGTATGCTTTCCCAGCTTATTTGTGCCTTGTTGTTAAGCAGCGCGTCAGAGTAATCAAACGCGGCCTCTTTTACATCTATGCCCTCTTTTCTAGCCTTGTCAGCGACCCATATAGCCGCTTGCACTTGTTGCGGCTCCCATCCAAGTTGGCCGGCAATGCGTTTTGTTTCTTCTTCAACAAAGGTATATTGGGCGTCCGTTGGTGTGCCAGAATAATCGGTTCCATCTGGATTTTTAAAACCAAATGCTCGCATCATCCACATATCTGTCGTGACGCCCTGCACTTTGCTAGGGTCTATCTCGCGCATTAAATTTACATAAAAGTTATTTGTCTTGCGTCCTTCCCAATCTTCTCCGTCGAAAACTTTCTGTATGCGTTTACTCATAGGTGCTGGAAAACGGCCTGTTTTGATAGGTTTACCCGCCTTGTGTTGCAAAAACGCTTGCAATGCAAAATCGAAATTTGTTTTAACACCAGTGGCAGATGACGTGATTGCTATTGCTTGTGCTAGTTTATCGGCATCATCTTTATTGCCGCCGAGCGCATCTAGTATGGCTTTCCCGCTGCGCTCATACCAAAAACGACCAGGCTCACCCTCTGCTGTTGCTGCTTCAAGATTACGCCGCAATTTATTCAGCGCTTTTTGTGATGTTATTTCTGGCGGTGCGCCAACAAGCTGGCCTGATTTGCGAGCCTTACGCCCAGCGTAGGATAAAGCTGCATTTATGGCATCTGTTGGATCGCTGCCAGACATAAGTTTCACGCCGGTATCGTTTGCAATCCGAGCATCAGCCGCTTGACCGGCCTCATCAAATAAATCGCGTATTACCGGCGCCGCTTTTTGTGCGCCTCTTACAATACCCTCACCAGCCGCGACCACAGCTGGGCCAGCCGCTGCGCCTACAGCGGTGGATGTGGCTATTTGTGCTGGGTCAATATTGTCCCGCACACCAGCTTCTACGCCAATTTCTTGCGTGAAATAGTCGTATAGACCGCTGTATGACCCGCCCTCTAACGCAGCTATGGCGTATGGGCTGGTGATGCCACGGCGCAACATTTCTTTAAAACCTTGCTTGGTGGTCTGTTTTACGCCGGCCCTGCCCAGAAATCCCAGACCTAATGTGCCTATACCAGCGTAGGTCGTAGGATCAGTTGATAAGCCTTTGGCAAAGCGTTTCGCGCCGTTCCAGCTAAACATGGGCAGCTTGGCGTACTCTGATTGCAAGTGATATAGAGCCATTTTGGTGCGCTCATCAGCGCCTTGCAGCTTGGCTATATTGTAGCCCATCTGGCTAAAGTTATGCTCCAGTTGTCCATAGAACTCTACGCCAAATCGGCCAAAGTCTGATTCGCTCTCCGGGGCTTTGACTGTCAACGCATTTACGCCGTCATACATAGCATCATGCACAACACGGCTTGCAGCTGCCCAAACCTGGCCGCGCTCTGAATCCACATCGATTAGCTCATCTTCTTGCAGCTCATCCGACATAGGCACGTTCTGGATATTGTTTTTAACAATGTAGCCAGCATCAATGTCTATGGGATGCACCTCTTGCAAGTGTCGCGTGTACGGGCTGTCATTCATTTTGCGCCCAGTATTACGATCTATGTATGGCTTGATAATATCCATTATTACTCAGGATTCCTTATACTTCTTTTACGATCTCTAAGAGATGGATTGTTTCCGCTGTTAAAGAAATTGGTAAACCAGTTACCTGTTGGCTCATCACCGTCCTGCGGATCACCCGGAACGCGCGCAGCGTCTGCGACAGCTATTCGGTCAATAATCAGATCGAGTGTTTCATACTCAAGTGACTTTTCAAGCTGAGTCATATTCAGATTGTTTCTTATCAATGAGCGCGCATTGTCTACCATTTCACGCGTCCAGGTATCCGGCGCTGCGCCCTCAAAATGATTTTGCAAAAATGAAGCCGGTGCCAGAAAATTTAAATCATCTTTTTTTGCTCTGAAAAATTGCTCAGCCACTTGCTGATAGGCGTCTTTCGGGTCTACAGGATTATCAGGGTCTAGCACAAGCTGCCGATAGGTATCCGCAGCATCCAACTGTCTTTCAATCTCATCCTGTCCCAATCCGATTCCAGAAATGCGAAAAGCTGTCTGGCCGGTCAAATCATTCAGCTGATCACCGTAAAACTTTACATCGTCGCTCTGTCTGGTTTTTGTCAACTTGCTGTCAGCGTATCGCTGTAGCTTCAAGGCATCGTCAAGCGGTATTGTGCCGCCCGTTCCCATATTAGGCACGATACGTTTTGTTTGCTTTATAACCTCGTCAGCATCTTGGGCATCGCCAATTTTTTGAAAAATATCGATGATGAGATTTGGATCACGTCGGTCGGCGTCCTCATCATTGACTAGAGCGGTTAAGAGTTTCGCTTGTGTGTCATCAATTTGGTCAGCTAGAAGAGCGTCTGTAATATCAATAAGCGTTGGCAATGCCGCTTTATTTGCGGTTGTCGGGTCAGCTTTAAATTTCTGTATTGCTCCCAACATATTGCGCGTTGTGGTGTCGTGACGCTTTGTTTGTGCTTTTTTGTCCAATCGCTCTTGTTTTTCTAATCCAGCCAGCTGTCTTTTGCGTAACGCTTGCTCCATGTCCACTGCCTGTTTTAAGGCTGTGTCTCGATCTTCTTGCGTCATGTTTGCAAAGTTTGCCGGGTTGCCCAAATCTTGTATAAGCTGGGCGGCCTGAGCTGGATCACCAGCTTTATCTGCTTGTATCAATCTGTTTCTTGAATCAGATTTGTCTATTCTCTGCTTGTATTTCTGCGTGTACTGCAAAGCCTGGGTATCGGTTATGAGCCCCCGTGATGCCATTTCATCAAAAATGCCTGTAACTTGTTCTGTGTCCATGCCGCCTGGCCCTGTAGGCATTGACCCACCAAATAATTTAGCCAGTGCATTGGTTTTTTTGTTACCACTTCCCTGCGTTACATCTTTAAATAACAGCTCTGCGGCTTCTAATTTAGTTGCTTTGTTTTTGTCTATTTCTCTGTTTCTGGCATCCTGCATTACAGAGATGCGCTCCGCAAACGCCTCTTGAGTTGCTGATGCATTGAAACGCTTTCGGACAATTTTGCTGTCTATTTTAAGACCTAAGTTATTTCTTATTTCTCTGGCACGTTCATCAAAACTTAAAATGCCATTTTTTTTGTCGCCCTGCATCACAATGGTTGGATCTGTCTGTGACATCTCCACCTGTAGCTCTTGCAGCTTTAGTTTGTATTCGTTTTCTTTCTGCGTCAGCTCTGTCTGTCGGCGCTCTTTTACCTCGTTGACCATATAGGTTTCGGCAGCACCAGCCAGCGTTGCCAGACCAGACAGACCGGCAGACAAGGCGCCGGGGTTTGCCCTCACTGAAAACGCGGTTGCACCCGTTTTATTAGTCAACCCAGTTTGTTTGGTGTAGGTCGGTACTCTCATTATGCCCCCGCCAAAGCTGATCCAGTGTTTATGAGACTTGCAAAAGCTCTGGCCTTGCCCTCTGTAGCGGCTGACTTGCCATACATTCTGTTGAGCTGACCCTGCATACGCTCTTGAACGCCCTGTTCCCTAATTTCCTGCGCGCTAACAGCGGCATTGTATCGCCGGTTTGCGATCTCTTCATCAGCCTCTTGGGCGCTGGCTAGTGCCACTTTTAGCGGCGTACCTTCCTCTGCAAGCCAGCCATTATAGCGAAAGGCTTGCGCTTGAGCATCGCGCAAATCTGCGTATTGCTCGCGGAACTCTGTGATTTCTACTTCGTTGATAAACTCTGCTTGCTCAGCCTGTTGCTCAAAGGCTTTTGCGTTGCGCTCGTTGATGTCGGAATTGTAATTGTAAGCGGCCTGTTTTTGCTGACCGGCCTGATATTCAAACAAAAAGCCCATTTAAGTTACCTTTGCTATTCTGATGTAGTCTGCTTGCTCCGGGCCGTACTTACGCATCAGCCCCTCTTCTTCAAATCCCATGAGCCGGGCAAAGCGCCGAGCTGCCGGCCAGTCTGCCTTGCACACGCCCTGCACCCGCCACAGTTTGTTTTGCTCTACTACGACATCCATTACGTCTGTTTTGGCAAATCTTATGAACGGTCTGACATTTTCATGGATCTTGCTCGATGCTATAAACCAAGCCTCACCGACGCCCGGCCACATATCAACAATGCCGCAGCAGCACAATATGTACCCATTTTCAATAAGAGTGTATGACCAGCCGGGTTGCTGTAATGTTTCGGCGTATGATCGCATATAGCCTATGTTCTTGACCGCGCCATCGTTTAGGTCGCCATCCATAAGCTCATAAAGATGAGCCTCTTCGTAGTCTAAAATTCTCACTGATCAAATGTAATCAGACGCGGGAAAATGCCGATTATGGTCAGCGGCAGCGGCTGATCCTGCCGGACAACCACAAAACCATCTGTGTCAAACCCACCTCTGAACTCTATCTCTTTATCGCCAGTAAACAGCGGTATCGCCGCACTCATGGCTTGCGCTGATGATCTGAACGGTATGCGATCCAGCTCTGTTTCCGAGCTGCCTACAGTAACACCCACTGTGCGAAACAATCTAAGCACTACCTCATGGATGCGTTTGATTTTACCTTGAGCTGTCCCCTCAGTGCCGCCAGCCTCGATACGCATGGTCTGTAATGTTGAGTTATAATTTAATCCGATATGCGCTTTGGTTACAGCAAAGTCTAATGTGATAGCACCAGAGCTGACGGTTTTATTGGGATGCGTTGCGCCGTTTGCCAGTATTGATACAACTTCGCCCTCTAAGTGACTGAGCCCACTGATAGATGTGGCTGACGTGCCTGAGTATGTCAGGCCGCTATCTATAAAGAACGCATCCTCGACATCTGTGCCAAAATCAAAGCTGCTAAAATATTCTACATATCGTTTTGTCGCGCCATCAACTGTGCGCTGCACAATCAAATAGGTGTCATCCTCATTGAGATCACCGGGTATCGTTGCCACGCTCTCAACCAGTGCATGGGTCTGATCTGTTGTTGTAAGCCTGGTGGTGTCCGAGCTGACGACAGATAAGAAGCCTGTCGGTGTCGGGCTTGTCTCTTCTATGGTAACGATTGCAGCTGCCGGGTTGGCTACGGTAAAATCAGCGTGAGCGTTCACTGCGGTAAAGATATTGTCAGCAGTGGTGTTATTGTCTGTATTTGGCCGAAAGCCCAAGGATGATGACGGGTCTGAGCTGCCAGCCGCCTCAGATGTAAAGGTCACAGTCGTGCCATCACTTTTTGTAAATTTTAATGTCGTGCCGGCGGCTATGTTGGCGTAGTCGCTGACCGTGATGGTGCAAGCGCCAGATCTACCACCAATGATATGCTCATGCCAGGCAATGACGTTTTCTTCGCGCCGGTAGGTCATCCCGGCAAATAGGCCATTCTCCAACACGCACCAGACGACGTTATCGGGCTCTTGTTGCAGTGACATCTCTTTGATGCCGGTATCGGTGATATGCTCTGCCAATAGCGTCAGATCGGGCGCCTGATAGCTATCTGTATTGAGATCGAACACCAGCTCACGCAGTTTACGCTTTGCGCGCTGCACAAACAGCGTCACGTTGGCCACCTGTACGGGTTGGATGTCTGCCGACCCATATGTGGCCTGACGCTTCACAACGGCGTTTGTGGGGCTCAGAGGGGCGTCTTCCGAGCTTGTGACCACAAACTCACCGCCGGATGTTCCAACCAGCAGCACACGGCCAGCCTGTAGATATCTAATGATGTTGACCTGGTTCGATCCTAATGTGTAGGTCAGCGCGTCATCAGCGTCGGTGCCGTCAGCAAAATCCTCAAAGCTGCCGCCAACTGAGAAAAACAATGTCTGCGGTTGTTGCGTGGTTGATGCAAACACCAGGCGCTGTTCGTAGAACGCGACGGCTGATGGAAAGCCGGTAGTCGTTGAAAACGCGCCAAGCGAAAACTCTGTTGTCGCTGTTAGATCTCCAGAAATTGTCACGCTGTCGCCGGCAGCTTCATCTGTAAGATCAGCGCTCGGCGCAAGCAACAACGTATCTTCCGTCACTTTTACTATAATTGCTGACGTTTCATTGTTGTTGCTTGTTGTAAATCCGGTGACGGTGACCTTTTGCCCAACCTTAAAGCCTTGAGCAACAAACTGCCCGGCTGTGTCCTGATAGCGGTCATTGTGTTCCAGGCCGGTTGATGACGGGTCGCCCTCATGGGCTGATATTGTGGTCGCGGTGTAGCTGGGCATTAGCTCTGCCCGGCCATCAGCGTTGGTCTGCACGGCTGTTGCAACCACAGTGGCGCTGGTAAAGCCGGTAATCTTGGTCACACCATCATGCACTTTGATCAGCCGGCCAACGTCGGTGCTAACAAATGTACTGGTGCTGGCGGTTACATTGACAGTGCCGGTGCGGCCTGACGCGACTAGCGTGGTGGTGCTTGTGTTCTCGTCTTGGAACGGCCCACGCAGAAAATCAACCTCTGCAATCGTCCAGGCTGTGTGGCTGGTTCTGGTAATCTTGCGCGGCGAAAAGTCAGGGTGCGCCACATACATAACGTCAGCGCTTTGCGTAAATTTTATTTTGGCAAGATCAGTGTGCGCGTAAGGTGTAGTGACCTCTACAGGATTGCTACTGCCATCGACAACTGTGCCACCATCTTTGTGAATCCTAAAATACTGATCGCCAAACTCCAGAATATAGGTTTGCTCGACGTTAAACTCAAACGGGATCAGGCGCACATTATGGGCGCTGTTCTTGACCTCACGCACAAAGATAGTGCCGGGGCGCCGGCTGGCACCGCCATGCGGATGCACAATAAAATTCTGTAGTTTCTTACAGCCATTGAAATATTTTTGCAGATCGGTGCGGCCATCAAGCCTCGGGCTCAGCTCACCGGCTGTAAAATTAGTAAAGGCTGGCGACGCTTTGGCCATTAGAACCTCGCGTTGATAAAGGTATCAGCGGCGACTTGCCGGCTCTCAGTGACGACAGAGGTGTTGATCTGATTGTCCTCAGTGGCATCCACAAACCGGGCTTCGGTCAGTTTGGTTTGATATAGGCTATACATATTGGCGCCAAGCGCTGATGATCCGACCAGCGGATAGGCAAGGTCTGCGGCCAGCGCAGCTGCCAGTGTTTCGATTAGCAGCGTGTCATACTCGTTCACGTCAGTAACACGCGCTATGTATATCATCTGGATTGTGCTTTCGTTGCACAACAGTTTGCGTCCCTCTACCCGGTACAGGATATTGGCATCGCTCAGACCCAACACACGCAAACAAAACGGGTCAGTCGGCAATGTGAATTGCTGTGTAAATTCAAAAACCGGGGTGGCGGTATCTGGTGCCAGAGCCACTCGGGTGGTCAGGCTGTTCCAGGGATGAGCCCGGAATGTTGCATCTCGCACAAAGTCATAGCGCTGGTTGCACAGCCGTGCCGCCTTGCTGTCCTCAGTAAGCGCAATAATATTTGACGCGCCGATCTGATTAAGTGCGCTGTTACAGATATCAACAACAGATGCCATTTAAAAATCCTTTATAAAAAACACCTTAAAAACATAACTTGACTTATAACGTCAAGTATGCTATACTAAATTGTTGTTAAGAAACAACTTAACGCTGTTTGACATAGTAAAAAGGAGACAAACCATGTCAGTGAAATGGAACAACCGCACTTACCCCGAGCCAGTCCGGTTTGAGGTTGGGTGCAAAGTAAGTTGGTACACTTACGCAACTGAAGAAGAAGCAAAAGTGGTATCAGCCATTGCCGATTTAGAAGCCATTGATCTAGCACGACAAGGCTTCGATTTTGGGTATTGCTGTCCGGGTGACATCTGCAAAGAGGATGACGGCGCTTGGACGGTCACCATACCATAAAACTAGAACCGCCCCGGTGGGGGCGGTTCTTTTTATTTTAGTTCACAACGTAGTGGATTAGAAACGACATGGTTCCAGCAGTGCCACCAGTGGCGTTGAAAGTCACCGCCACATAGTAGTACCCGCCAGGGTCAGTCGTATCACCCGCTAGTTCAAACACTTTTTTGCCAGCAGTATCGATATTTGCTGCCTCAAAGCGCACGTCAGCCATTCCCGCAGCGTCAGCCACTGATGTTGCAAAGACATCTTCGTCTTTCACAGTGCCGTCTGCCAGGTATAGACCCACGTTGAACGTACAAGACCCGCCGAATGTATCGGTGCCGATAAAAATCTGCGGGAGAGTTGCATGGCTTGGAACTGGCGCCAGCATGACAATATCATTGTCTGTGCTATCACCAGCCACTAGCTCGATGGTGCCTTGTGCGACACGCAGTTCACCGCCAAGCAGTGCCGCATCGTTAAACACCTGAGGGCTAGCTTCAAAGTTTGCAACCAAGTCTGAGTTTTTAGTTGTCATAACTAGCTCCCTTATGCTGACTCATCGCAATCGATTTGGATCACTTTGGCCTCTTCCATACGGGTCGCACCAAACTGGGCGCAATAATAAACCTGTGTGGAATAAGACTTGTCAGCTCTCTCATCGATGCGAGATTGAACGTCTTTGCCGACTGCCAGCTTGAGGCCATCTTGAGCCCAAGCGAAACAGCTACGAATGTTGCCAGATTTTGAAAGGCGAGTAGACACATGGAACTGAAAGCCCATGAATGTGTTAACCTCACCCTGCACCAGGGCTTTGACTGTGTTAAAGTCAGAGCTTGTTACAGAGGTGGTGTTTAACAACGCCTCGATTTGGTCTGGCCCCACAGCAATGTGCCGTGGAATTGATGGGTCAACTGAACCCAGGTCAAGTAACTTCTTGGCCGAGATTAGTTTCGCCACAGTCAGATCAGCTGATCCGTCAGCAATCTGGTTTGCTGCAAGCATTGTTGTGCTTGTTGCACCAGCTTTGCCGGTCAGAGATGTGCCTATTGCTGCCTCGATGATTGCATCATCCATAGCACGACCCATAGCAGCAGCTGCCGCACGGGCATATG